CACAAATGAATTTAACAAAATTTCAAATTCAAAAAAGAAAAATTCAAAAATAAACAAATACAAACAAAGATTAATTTATGAAGCAATTTCTTGGTTTAATTTAAATCATTTAACATCATTGCCTTTTTTAAACATAAATAAAAATGTTCACAGTGAACAAACAATCAAAGATATTTTATTTTATGAAAACACACAATCTTGTGATGAGATAGTTTATTCAAAAAAAGATTTAAAAAATAAAGTAAGAATAAAAGAAGGTGATTATTATGATAGTTCTATCAAAACTGCATATTTAAATTATGAACCTACATGGACTAGACCAGCTAATTTTGGTCAACACACTTCAACAATGAGAGCTTTCACTCAAAAACTTTTATTGCGTGAAAATTTAAGAAGGAAAACTATAAAACATGACGTTCAACTTTCATATTTTAAAAAAGCTTATTTTAACAAACAATCAGATAAATTAATTAATTTGTTTAATGAAAAAAAATTAGTGATTAACATGCAAGTAATAAAGGAATGGTTAGTGAGTAGAGATATATCTAAATATAGAGATAGTTCTGACAAATTGTTTAATAAAGACAAAGATTTAATTTTGAATAGAATTAACATATATGAAAAACAAGAAAACATAACCAAAGGAGATCTATTTCATGAATATAATGACATATTAAACAGGTTAGTATTATGGAATCCATATGCCATGTCTATGATATTTGCTCCATATTTTTCACTTTTAAAAAATCGTTTTAAACAACTACTTAAATCTAATGTAGTTTATGCAGAAGGCTATGATTTAAATAAATTAAACAACAAATTGAGTAATTATAAATTTTTAAACAATCACATGTTTTTTGAAAGTGATTTAAGTAAACAAGATAGACAAACAGATAAACATTCATTAGACTTTGAATCAACATTATATAAAGATTTATTAGGAGGTGATAAAAACATAGTAAATATATATATGAGCCAACACGAAAACACTTACGTTAGTACAAAATATTTTAAAACCAATTTGCCACCAATGAGACACACAGGGCAAACAACAGTAGGTTTTGGAAACATAATTAATAGTATGAGAACGTATTCAAAATTTTTTTCAGAAAATGATTATGTTATTCTATTATTATTAGGAGATGATTTATTATCATTAATGCCTGAAATTTCTTC